TATTCGTACCTTTGTACTATGAAATGGATAACAATTCAAGAACTAAGAGAATATTATTTATATGAATGTCAGAGCAAACTAGATTTTTATACAAACAGACATACAGAATCTATTACCCCCACTCTTACAGGATTTATAAAGTTTTGTAGAGAATGCGAGATTCCAATTCTGTTTAAAACACATTAGCAATGGATAGACAAATGAGTTCGGCACAATTAGGATACTATCGTCTTATTGACAAAGGCAGTATACTTGAATCTTTAGTGGATATAAAAAAGGCTAGGCCCGATATACACGCTGATGTCAGTAAATTCTTTACGGATTCCGAAGTGCTAGCAGAGAGATTACCTCTTAGTGGTAAAGGTCTATTAGCGGATTATTTAAATGGGACAACAAAAAGAAACAGGGCTTACGAAAAGATTTTTAGGGACTTGTATTCTTTTGTGTATTATTACGATGATCGTAAAGCAGGCGTCCTAGTAGATTTTGATAGACAGGTGCCTTATAAAGAATTAATAGATCCACCAAAGAAAACTATATAATATGGATTGTATAAAAGTAGAGGGGTATTTAGATTCCTTAGGAAAGTTTCACACCACTTGTGAAGAAGCTAAATTGCATAGTGTAGCAGAGAAAGTTAGGATGGAGTATCATGCTAAGCACGCTAATAATTTCTATAAAAATCTTTCTCACGAAGATGCTGTGTATATAATTGAATTAATTGCTAAAGAATATAACAATGGAAACTAGAGAAAAAAGATACGCACCGGTAAAGGCTTATAAAGATCAAAATGGAAAGTTCTTTGAAACTTTAGAGGAAGCGGAAGATAGTGATCTCTTTTATGAGGCATTAAAGAAATACGAAAATAATCTTATCACAGCCTACACAATAAAAGAGTGTATAAAGATTTGTAGAAAGTATTTCACAGAGACAGTCTCTCTTGAGGAAAAGAAGAAACTGACATCAAAATATGCCCTTTTACTAAAGGAAATAAGGGACGAAGAGGCAGAGACTGGGGATACAGAAGTTGCACATGGTAAGGCTGATGACGCATTAGCTGATCTTCTTTTAGAACTGGGTTTTCAAAAGGTAGTAGAAGTATATAGTGATATACCTAAATGGTACGCATAATGAGGAAAATTTAAAATAAAGACATAACGTATGTTGATACTATTTATAGGGATTTGGACAGTTCTTTACTTCCTTTTTAAGGATACTACAATACCTTCTGTAGATTTAAGAGATATGGAGAAAGATCAGGATGAAAATCCACAAAACTGGGAATAATATGAAATTAATAATAGCGGGGTCAAGGACCCTAACTAATAAACATCTTGTGGCGACACACTTAGCTTCTATTAAGGATTCTTGAGGAGTTACTGAAGTTGTTTCTGGGTTAGCTGCTGGAGCAGATACTCTAGGTAAAGATGAAGCAGCTCTTCAAAATATCCCCACTAAAGATTTTCCAGCTAAATGAGGATTACATAAAAAAGCAGCTGGACCTATTCGTAATCAGGAGATGGTGGATTATGCAGACGGAGCTTTAGTTTTTTGAGATGGGGTTTCTAAAGGTACTTCCGATTTAGTACGAAAGCTTATAAAGGCTAAAAAACCTATTCTTTTAATACCTTTTAAACCCACACCATGGACACCACTGAAATAATATTAGCTCCTCTTTCCTATGATGCCCCTATTGTATTAATGGAGGGATATATCTGGGGACCTCCGCCTAAATCAGGTGTCTACTATGTAAAAGGAAGAGGTTATTTAAAGTTAAATGTGTTTGCGCGTAACGATGTATTATATGTTACGAATAGACAGAATAATAGGGTTCTTTGGCACTCTAATAAGAAAAGAATATTTAAGTGGAATTACCACAGAGTTCACTCACACACACTAATAAAATGAGACAGAAAACTCCCAATAAGTTACCAATCAAAAAGTACTTCGAGAAAGCCTACTCAGTAGAACTTACTTATTATGATCAAGATCTTGAAGGTTATGTTTATTATATGGATGATGATAAGCTACATACTAAGAATCATATACTAATCTTTCAAGCCTCATCTCTTTCACATGCTTACGAGCTTTTAAGGGGTACACAATTCACTAATTTAAAATTAAATAAAGATGCAGCAGTTCTTAGTTAAATCAATATCGTATCCGATCTCTCCAGCGCATTCTGAAGAATGTATTCAAATTCAAGACGTTGAGAAGCCCGTTAATCACTCTAATTATTCTACTGATGATATTTATAATCATTTGTACGGAGATCTTGTGGGCAGCAATTACAAAAAGCTTTTACCAGTGATTCTTGCTCTCCAACACGAGTGGGTCTCCGCTAAACGTTCTTGGAGCTCCCCTAAAACTAAGAAACTCAATGTCTTTATAAAGGCTTGTAATCTTCTAGACCCAGATCCCAGCGCTCTGCCCTCCTTCGGATTGTGCTCCCCTATAACGTTATATAAAAAGGTATTCTCTGAAAAAGAGTATAAAATTTCTAAGGCTATAAAAAGAGAAATTGATATTATGGTTAAAGAATTAGGCGACCATAAGCTGAATTTTAGTGATGCGTGCGATTATGTCCTCAAAAATTTAAATTATTCTAAATATGCGTAAGTTATATTCAGCTTTTATTAGAGAAGAGTTTTATGACGAGGTCCTAAAGGAGTATAAGGTTTCTATTAATGGTAAAAATCAATATCTAATGAAAGAGGTAAGATTTTTTATGGACGACTTTGAAGGCACGCCCGAAGAGGCTCTTATAGAAAGAGGGTTTATTTTAACTCAATTCGAGAGTGTAGTTTTAACAGATGTATTAGATAAAGATGAGGAAGGATATCATAGTAGAAAGAGTTGCGAATAAATTAATAGAACGTTCTGCTAGAAGGGTCGCTAAGTACAACACTACTTTAGAGGAGAACAATAGAGACAATTTTCTAAACCATTTACAAGAAGAGTTGCTCGATGCAGCTAATTATATTGAAAAGCTTATGGCACAACCATCCCAAGTAGAGGTAGATTTTTTAGAGCTGCCCACATATATAGCTTCTAGTAATACGCCTACAGACGTATGTACTCTCTGTATATCTAAAGATCCTGGTAAAACGCTTATTTCTTATGTGTATGCATCAGAGGATAAGACACTACTAATGGTTACGGCGCCAACTCTTAGGGAGGCTATGAACAAGATGTTAGAGCTTTTAGACAAAAAAATTATTTCCAAACAAATAAAAATTATTAGATAATGAGAATTGTTCCCTCTTTTGAATTTGAAGGTCCGCACCATAACTCCCTCAGGATTAGAATAGGTCCATCTAAGGACAGAATATACGATCATACTACACTAGGTGTGAACTTTGATAATGCTAGAACTTATTTAGATAATGATATTGAACCCTCCTTTGAATTGGATGTCAATGATTTTCCTAAAGAGATACAGGCTTACCTAGTTCCCCTTCTAAAGCATCCTAAAATCAAGATAATTTAACTAGTGGCTATAAAGAAAAATACGAAAGTTTGAAAAAAACTTGACATTTGCTTTTAAATTTCGTATCTTTGTGGTAAATTATTAAATTTGATTTACTTCATAACCACAGCAGATTATAAGTATTTTAAAATTGGTTATTCTAAGCACCCTAATAAGAGGTTAAGACAACTTCAAACAGGTAATCACCAAAAAATAGAAATACTTTGTACAATGCCAGGTTCTTTAGAACTTGAAGGATTTTTGAAGAGACAGTTTTCAAGTTTTCATGCAAGAGGAGAATGATTTCATTTAGATTCTGATCTTGTTTATGTATTATTTGAACTAGCAAGCTGTAATAATTAGCAACCCCTACCCACCGGAGTAGGGACCAGCCCTCAAGCACCAATGCAAAAAGTAGCTCTGGGTTCAGAAGTCGGGTTAATAAACAGGGAGTCTGTTGAAATTGTCCCCGATAGTTGCGAAAAGATTTCAAAAAATAGAATTGTAGATATTATATGGTTTCTGGTAAGGGCACTATTTTAGGAGGATTACTAACTTTCCTCCGCCTACCATATATGGGGTACCTGTATTTTTTAATATGGGAGGACTGTCTACATTTAAGTTTTGAAATAAACAAGCCTAGAGTTGTCTAGCAGTCACCTTCGGCCCAGCCGAGGGAAGGGCAGAGCTATATTTCCCCCTGAACTCTTAAAGTTCTCATCCCCCACTGGGGGAACTTGAGAGTCGACCTAAAGGTCTCCGGAAAATAATTTTAAAATATATTAAATTTTACTTGACTTTTCTATTTAAATGTTGTATCTTTGTAGTAAATTATAAATAAGGTATGAAAATGAATATAAATTCGACCTCTTGAGATAAGTATTATTACACTATCTTAAAAATAATAGCATTATTTTCCCCTGAAGGAAAAGAAATCTCTGAAGCTGAGGCGGATGTTCTATCGAAGTTCATGGCCTTACCTGAAAAACATAGATTTTATCCCTTCTCTTCTAAAGCTAGGAAGATTGTATCATCAATGTATCCTAAACCCCTTTCTAAACAGAATTTATCTCTAAAGATAACGTCTATGATTTCTAAAGGTATTCTTTACAGAGATGAGGATAATTTTATTGACTATAATCCTTCTATAAAGAAACTTCTACAAAACCCAGAATTTAATGTTACTTTCACCTGTAGACCCACTGATAAATAAAACAGCTTCTGCCTTAGGTATTCCAAAGGAGGTAGTTAAAAAAGTGATATCTCATCAGTTTAAAGAGGTAGCAGATAATTATAAGTATTGAAAGTATGTTGGATTTAGATTCGAGGGATTAGGTTCCTTATACGTCTCTCCAGGAGCTTATAAGAAGATAATACAAGATCTTCTTTCTAGGTCTAGAAAAGATCCAGAATCTAAATATAGAGAGGCACTATTCAATGCCTTTAAGTTGAGACATCAGGTAAAAAGTTTTCACGAATCTAAAAAATACAAGAAACGTTTCGGATCTTGGCACTATTAATATGAGCACGAGCAAAAAACATAATCTAGCGGTATCAGAGCTGCAATACGCTTCACACCAACATACCCTACATCTAACTACTATACAGACACTCACTTCTCTTTATAAAGAGGTTCCTATAGAATCCCCGCTAAAGAAAGAAGTAGAGAAATGTATAGCAGAATTAATTAGACCTTTCTTACCAGCACCTAAAATAGATCATGATATTATTGGGTAATAGAGTTCTTATCCAACTGGATAAAGAACAAGAACATGCTACAACTGCCTCAGGACTTTTAGTGCCTAACTTTAGGCATGAAGAAACTGATGGAGGTAAATTAAAAGCTAAGGCCTCAGAACTTACTTACCTACCTCAAGGTACTGTAATAGATATCTCGCCTTACGCTAAAGATCTTCTAGAGAAAGAACACTCACCCCTAAAAGTAGGGGATAGAGTATTCCTCTCTATGAACATCTCTCCAGATTCTTACCACTTTCCCCTTAATAGGGATTCAAAACGTATAGTATTTGATGGACACATCGCTGTCCCAACGTCTTTAATAGAAGCAATAATTAACAATGGCTAAAGAACAAGTAAACACAGAACAGCTGCAAAATGATTTAACTCTTGCGAAAGCTCAAGCAGCACAACTTCAAACAGTAGCGCAAGAAGCTGTAAACCGCCTTATCTTTATTGAAGATAAACTTTCTCCACAGCTCCTACGTAATCCGAAATGGTGGAATATTCTTTTCCACTGGAAAGAGATTATGGCTTTAATAGAAGAGATCGTTCGCATAATTAAAGAATTCAAAGCTGCTTTACAAAAAGCAAAGGATGATTCTAATAAATAGTTTTGATATCTTTCAAGACTTTTTCTCATCTAATCCACAGTTAAAGATTTTGTTTCAGGGTGCAGTAGACATTCCCTCTAAGCATATGTGAGCATTATTCCTATATGCGCACCCTGATTCTAAATTCTTTGAGCTTTCACCAGAAGAAAGAAAATTCCTCATCTACAATGATTTTCTCTTAAAAGATCCTACTTTCTCATGGGAAAAATACGAGGATCTTCTTCTACAAATAGAAGAGAGAGTTCTTTCTAAAGCTCAGCGGGCCTTGATGAGGTGGGAAAAGACTCTACACGAAAGAGATGATTTTATAGCCTCTATACAGTATTCACTAGATACTTTTGAGGCAAAAGATAAGATGTTAGCAAATACTCCCAAACTCTGGGATCAATTTGAGACAATACAAGAAAGACTTACAAAAGAACGTCAGGGTAAAACCCACGGGGATATAGAAGAATCTATATCGGAAAAAGGAGATATATAATGAGACTTAAATTATATGACGCAGCAGTACTGTTTCACCCAGTAGAAGGTGATACACAGTTAGTTAATGCAATTATAGGTTTTCTAGCTAAGGATGAAGACGACGCTAGGCAACAAGTTATAAATATGACTACTACTTCAGGAGAAGGAGAGTTGGAAATTACACTAAGGGGCTACTAGTAGCCTCATTTGGGGGTGATAGGACTTGATTGGGATATCACAAAAGTTATGAACGCAAACTCGTCCAGTTAAGACGTTAAATGAACAAACCAATAAATGACAATGCTTACGAGCCCGCACTTCCAGTGCCGGAGATGTCTACTCTCTCTGTTGAACCAGAAGTAGAAACTTTAGAGTACGCCTACGCGTATGTCTAGAACAAAACGTCACCCTCTTACAGGATGTAAAGCTGTTGACCCAGCCTGTAGGAATCATGGGAAAGATCACTCAGCAACTACTCAACGATTAATCTCCGCCTTAAAGCGCGTTGAGTCTTCACTTCAGAGATTAGATAGTTTGTAATTCGGTTATAATTTTTATATTCTAAGACGAGGGGTTCGATTCCCTCCACCTCCACTAATATGCCGTGGCATGCTGGCATAGTGTCCTCAGTCTACCCCTGCCAAGGGAGAGGAACGCTGGACAATCTGTCCTCACGTTTAAAAAACAATTGGTAAAGATGTGTATACAAGAGGTTGAAGCAACCCCACTACGATTTAAATTGTTAAAAGGGGCGGCCTAATACTACAGTAGGAATACGGCCACGTGGGTTCGAATCCCACCACATCTTCTGTAGTTACCATGCCGTTTTGGACGTAAGGGAGGGGTAACTATTTAAAATGGAAGAAGTATGGCAGAGTGCTTTAATGCTGATCGTGACATAGATTGACGGAAATACCTGTTACGAAGGTGCGCCGGCAACCGCGGATTGGAATTCCGCTACTTCTACAAATATTATACTATGCAAACGACAAAAGAAGTACCAAAAACAAGATTAGATTACAACAGAGAGATAGTACAGCTTTTAGCTTCTTATATAGAAAAATATCCTGATATTAGATTTGGGCAGGCTTTACATAATTTAGGAATAGCTCACGCTTATAAAACGATAGCTTACTCTGTTCTTGAAGACGATAATACACCTATTGACACTTTTGTAGATAATTTTTTCGAAGAACCAATAAATACCTTAAAGAGGATTCAAAATGAACGAGACTAATATGTTATCAGACCCTATTAAAACAACTACGTCAGAAGACGTAAGACCAAAAGTATTAGCTGGAGAAGGCGTAAACTCTCAACTAGAGATAAGACCTGCCGTAGATTATTGGAGATGGAATGAAATGGTTAGAGCTATAACCGAGATGTTACGATCTATCGACAGGACTTCAGTTGGTAAAAACGAAGTTCAAACGATTAACGAAACTGTAGATCTTACTCCAGAATTAAAAGTTAAAGCGCAAGAACTTTTATCCACTCTTCTAGATGTTGCTAAGACAAATATTACAATCTATTTAAGAGACTAATGACTGACACTACTATCAACACTACTTCAGGTAGCTCCACTTCTACAGCTTTTTCCATTTCTAATGGATATAGCACTATCTGTACGGCAGGATCTTGCTCATCCTGCACAAGTCCTGTAAAAGTTACATTAGATCTAGCTCTAACACATCAAAACGCAGATCTTGCGCTAGAGAAAATTATGGCTTTAATTTCTCATATTAAGAATAATTCTAAGTTTGAAATCGAAGCAATAGATACTAGATTTAATTAAAGAAATCCCTGCCGTGGCCTCATTAAGCATCTGAAAGGTAATCGTTACTGGCTTAGTAAAGGAGGGAATGAGGACGGAGTAACCAGGGTAAACCGCGCTAAGAATAGTATTCTTAGTCTTTCCCCTAGAGATAGGGGATTACAGGGGGCTACGACAGTTGGGTGTCAACCAATCTTCAAAATTGCTGAACGATCCCTTCCAAAAGGATCGCGGGAGTTCGATTCTCTCAGCCCTCGCTAATTAAACTTTAAACAATATGTGGATAAAAACAAAAATTCTTTGTTCAATCGAAGGAGAACCAGAATTAGACGAAGTGGATGCTTGGTATAATATGGGTCAACTTGTGTCCGTAGTACGCGCGCATCCTAAAGGGCAAAGGGATATACCGGCAAAACATAGAAGATTTACTTGGATAACCTTAAAGGATGGTAGAGAGTACGGATTAAAAGTAACTCCAGAAACCTTATTCGAATTCCTAAATCAAGGAGGTGGAGGGATAACTTCTAAGGAATTGCCTGAGTCCCCAACTCCAGTAGATCCCATAGTCACAAACAAATTAAACCTATCACTATAATGTATACAGAAACAGATTTAGTAAGCTTTGGAGAGTACCTCCTTTCTAGATATAGAACTCAGTTAATGGAGTTAATAGCGAATGAAGTAGACAATGCTGCTCCTTCTCAATACACTATTGGCCTCGTGCATCACGCAGATTTAGAGAATTGGAAAAATAATGCAGGTAAAAGTACAGATTAAATACGAACTTTGGCCTTATGAAGAGACTATGGCGGTAACAATACCAGCAGAAGATTTTGATAAATTAGATCTTTACGTAGACTCCATTACGTCAAATTTAAAAATGCGGATTATGACCCAAGTTAAGAATCACCATCCTAATACTTGGTATAAACAATCTCCTCTAAACATAGAACAGTTAAAAGAATTAACAAAAGATAATGCAGCAACCACCAATTAAAAATATAGTATTCGACGCAGAGAACAGAAGCAGGCTCTTAGAAGGCGTTGAGAAGATAAACAAAGCTGTAGGCTCCACATTAGGTCCTATGGGTAGGAACGTTATAATTGAGACTCCCTACGCAGCTACTACCGTGACGAAAGACGGTGTTACCGTAGCAAAACACGTAGCCTTAGAAGATCCAATTGAAAATCTTGCTGTTTCCATTATTAAACAGGCAGCTTCTAGAACAGCGATAACAGCTGGCGACGGTACTACTACCTCTACAGTTATCGCCTCCTCCCTAGTTAGGAAAGCTTTTAATCTAATCTCTCTAGGAACTCCCCCTATTGAAATTAAAAAGGAATTTGAAAGTCTCTTACATAAAGTAAGACTTCAACTTACGAAACTCGCTTCTCCAGTAGAAACTGAGGATATTTTAAAAATAGCCACTATCTCAGCTAATAATGATGAAGAATTGGGGCAACTCATTCAAACTGCTTTCGATTATGTAGGAAGAGAAGGTCTTATTACTTTAGGAGAATCTAAAACTGGAGAAACCTTTGTGGAACTTCTTCCGGGAGTATCAATTGATAGAGGCTTTGTTTCTCCAGTGTTCATTACTGATTCTAAAAAAGGAGAGGTTGTCTTAGAAAAACCCTTAGTGTTTATCACAGACTCTAAACTTAGACATGTAGAAGAAGTGATCCCCATCTTAGAAGCAGCAGCAAATCTTCGTAGACCTCTTTTAATTGTAGCAGACGCTATTGACGGACAAGCACTTCAGCTCTTGGCTCTGAATAAATTAAGAGGACGTATTGCTGTAGCTGCGATAGAAGGTCCCTCTTTCGGAGAGAATAGATCCGAACTGCTTAGAGACATAGCAGCGTTAACTTCTGCTAAAATATTCTCTACAAACGATGCTTCTAGAGCCCTAGACATAGATGAATCTTTCTTCGGAAGCACGGAAAAGGTTATTATATCTAAGGATAAAACTATGTTTATTCAACCTAATAGAAATGAGGCCCAAATACAAGATCGTTCTGCAATCCTAAAGAATAAAATCTCCGCAGAAACTGAGAATCCTTATATGCTTTCTCAGTATCAAAAAAGACTAGCGGATCTTACTGCTAAGGTAGCTTCTATAAATGTAGGAGCTTCTACTGAAACAGAGCAGAGGGAAAAGAAAGATAGAGTTGAGGATGCACTACGAGCCACCTCAGCAGCCGTTGCAAAGGGATATTTGATAGGAGGAGGTACTACCTTAATTAAGGTTTCCCTATCCTTACCTAAGGATAACCCAATCCAAAAAGCTTTTGCGGAAGCTTTAGAGGAACCCTTTAGAGTTATTGTAGAAAACGCAGGGAAGAACTCAGAGGTATTACTAACAAAATTAAAAGAAGAATTACTTATAGATAAAAAAGAGGATTACGGGTTTAATGCGCGTACCCTGGAGTTTGGAAATCTTAAGGAACAAGGAGTAATCGACCCAGCACTTGTAGTTGAGCAAGTTGTAGCTAATGCGGTATCCGCAGCAGGCATGTTGATTCTCTCTAATACTTCCTTAGTAAATGTGGATAGAACTCCGCCGTACTCTCCTCCACCGGTAGATTATGCTTAAACGAGCTGATGTCGTATTAAAAGACATTCCTAATTTTCATCCATTATCTTTAGATTATAGGTCTTTTTGAAGAGAACAAAAAAGACGTTGCATTGAAGGTTATTGGGCTGGCGGGACGTTTGTTCCACCAGCCCTTTACTATTATGTAAATTTTCATACTATTAAACTTAACGAGTCAATTCATAGCTCAGTTAAGTCCTTTAACCGCCCCCTACTTCGGGATGTAGAGTATAAGTTTTTTAACTACTACACCGAGGCTAGGGGCTTTTCTGGTTTCAGGGATGATCCTTTTGACTCCTCCCATAGAATACTTCTTACAGAGGTAGACGATGAAACTCTTTTCAGATACTACCCAAACACTATCTCTCCCGTAACAGGAAAGAGGAAAAATTACGTACCTGCTAGAGCAGCGTTATTCCAATCATATGAAGAGCCTTTAGGCCCTGCGTTATTTGAGAATAACCTACAAAACTTTATGCTGCTGGGTTCTCGTGAATCTGGTAAGTCCTTCTCTGTTTCAGGGTTAATAAGTCACAACTTCTTAACGGATGGAGCGACTGTTTATTCTGAAGAAACTATTAAGAAGCCTGCTCCTGTAGAAATTTTAGTTGGCGCCGAAGATTCTAAATTCTCCACCGACATACTTAAAAAGGTTAGAGATGCTTTTGATTGACTTCCTGGAAAACAAGATTTAGGAGATCGAGTATATCCCGCCCCTTTCTTAAAGAGATTTAGCGGTTCTTGAGAACCTAACAAAGAGATTAGAGCAGAATATAAGAAAAAGCAAAATGGGGCCTGGGTTACAGCAGGTTCAAAATCTTCTATCAAACACAGAACGTTTTCTTCTAACTCTTTTGCTGCCCAAGGTACCAGACCTCTACTCCTCGTGTTAGAAGAAGCAGGTATGTTCTCCAATCTAGAGGAAGTATACACTAACACGGTAGACAACTTGCGTAATGGTCTTAGAAAGACTGGCATGTTAATGATGCTTGGAACTGGTGGTGATATGGGTAAGGGTACGCTAGATGCTGCTAGAATGTTCTACGAACCTACTAAGTATGATATACTACCTTTTGAGGATACATGGGAACATAGAGGACAGATAGGATATTTTCTACCCGCCTATGAAGTACTTAATGAGTACAAAGACGAGAACGGTATCTCCGACACGGAAGCTGCAAAGAAAGCTTTAATGCGCGTGCGTAAGACAAAAGCCGGAGATTCAGGAGGTTCAGAAGCTCTCAATAAAGAGATGCAGTATCGACCTATAGTACCTTCGGAAATGTTCTTAACCAAGACTGCTAATATATTCCCTACAGCCGAATTACGTAGAAGACTTTCAGAATTACAAGTTAATAAAATGGAGGATTTTCTCGAGAAGAAAGTAACTCTTTATTTTGATCCTAATTGTAAAATCTACAACGGCGTAAACTACGACCTATCCGATAAGCTACAAGCTATAAATAGATTTCCGTACGACGGTGAGGAAACAGAGGGTTCTGTAGTTATATATGAATTTCCCAAGACTATTGATGAACAGGTTCCTGTAGGAGCTTATTTAATTGGTTGCGACCCTTACAAAGATGATGGACAAACAGGGCAGTCTCTTGCGGCAATATATGTTATAAAGACAAATAAATACCCATCTACTATTGGTTACTCTGAAATAGTAGCTACCTATATAGGTAGACCTTATCTAGGAAAAAATCAGGTAAATGAAATATTGTACAAGCTCTCCTTATTCTACGGTAACGCTAAAATTTATTTTGAGAATAACGTAGGTAATGTAAAAGATTACTTCGATAAGATAAGAAGACTAGATTTACTAGCTAGACAACCAGTAACCATTTTTAATAAAAAAGCTTCTTATGAAACAGGGCCTCAGATTATATACGGCTATCCTTTATCCAACGATAAAGTTAAATGGGAAGCCCTTCAATACCTCCGATCCTTCCTGCTAGAAGACAGAGGAGATAATAAAAGAAATTTAGATCTTATTCCTGATATAGGATTAATACAAGAGTTAATATCTTATAACTTAGACGGTAACTTCGACAGGGTCTCAGCATTAATTGGCTGTATCCTAGGTTTAGAAGAACTTTCTAACTTAGAGCGTAGAAAGGTGCACCAAGAAGCCGAATTATCTCAATTCGATAAGGACCTTGAAAAGCTCATAATTAAAAACCCTAGATTATTCAATGCACAATTTTCCCAAACAACGTCTTCGCTATTCTAATAAAGTAGCAGATAACTACAAATGAGCAAAAGAGGTGGTGGACTCTATTCTCAGTTACTCTCCTCCTGGAGATGGGGTAGTAAATAGGTATAATTCTTCTTATCAAAGAAAATTATCAAACTATCAATTATATAATAACCAAATTAATCAAGCGGATTTCGAAAGAGAATGTAATCCTCTAGGATTGGACTTGGGACAATTTAAGGACGCTATCCAACCTTATAATAAGACTTACAATAAAATTCAAATACTACTTTCGGACGAGTCCAAAAGGCCCTTTAATTTTAGAGCTGTTTTAACTAACGCTGAAGGAGTCCGTTCAAAATTAGCACATAGAGATTCTCTAATAAGAAACTTTATAGAATCTTCTATAAAGAATACTATTGCGTCTCTGTCTGATATATACTCTAAAGAATTCTTAGAGACATCAAGCGATTCTGTGGTAGATCCAGCTCAAATACAAAAGTATATGCGCTACGACTACAGAGAAAGACGAGAAATTTTAGCTCAACAAATTCTTAACTATTTAACTAGAAAACTGGATATAAAGGATCTGAAAACAGACGCCTTTAAGCACGCCCTTATTTCTGGAGACGAAATTCTCTATGTTGGGGAATTAAATGGAGAACCTAATATTCAAGTAGTAAATCCACTAGGCTTTTTCTACCATAAAAGCGGGGAAGAAAAGTGGATACAAAAATCCCTATACGCAGGATATACTACGCATATGACTCCAGCGGAAGTTTTAGACAGATACGGAAAATACTTATCCGAAGAAGATAAGGCTAAAATTGATGCTCCTTCTTCTAGCTCTTTCGCACTTAGAGAGTTTAAGATGGAACAAAATGCGAAGTATGGTAATACACCATATGATCCGGGTTTTGAAGGCATTGCTACTTCTCAACAAGGTTCCTACGGAGAACCTAATCAAGAAGATGTAGCTGTTTCTCATGTGGAATGGGTTTCCCAAAGACGAGTTGGATTCCTATCGTTTGTAGATGAATCAGGAGAAGAGCAGTCTGAAATAGTATCTGAAGATTTCGTGATTCCCACCACGTACACAAAAGAAACGGTTCGTGGAGCTTACGACTCTAAAACTGTTTATTACATATGGGAGATGGATGGTATTTTCTACAAGTTGACTTGGGATTATATACCTGAAGTATGAACTGCTACCAAAATAGGAAACGACATTTATACAATGATAGGGCCCAAGGAAATACAGTTTAGATCTGTAGACAATCCTTATGACGTATCTTTAGGATACCACGGAATAATTTATAACGCCACTAACGCCGAATCTATATCTTTAATGGATAGGATGAAGCCTTTCCAATACTTATATTTTATAGTGATGCACAAGCTTAAAAAGCTGATTGCTCAAGATCAAGGTAAAATATTCCACTTTGATGTATCTATGGTCGATCCTAAAATAGGCTTGGAAAAAACTCTTTACTACATTAAGGAGATGTCCATAGACATCTTTAATCCACTAGCTAATGCCGATGCTCCTGGACAAGCCCAAAGAGGAAAGGTTACCGGAGAGACGGACTGGTCTAATATGCAGCACATATTGAACTACATAAGTATATTAGGAGCAATAGACGCGCAGATTTCAGAAGTAGCGGGTGTCTCTAGGCAAAGAGAAGGACAAACTACTCCTACAGAGGCGGTATCAAATGCGCAGAGTAATATACAAATGTCTGCGTTAATAACAGAAATATATTTCCAGACACACGCTAAGCTTTGGGAAAAAACATTGTCCTCTTTAATACAAGTAGCTAAGCACGTGTGGAGAGGTCAAAATGTTGTGAAGCAATATATTTTAGACGACCTATCTTTAGCTACTTTAGAGCTAAGCGCGGACGAACTATCTGATTGTGACCTGGGTATCTTTATAACAGATTCTGGGAAAGAGTACGAGATGTTCCAAGCTTTAAAAGGAATATCTGATGGACTGTTAAATACTAATAGAGCGACGTTCTCAGATCTCATAACCCTTTACGAAGCTAGTTCCGCATCCGAACTTAAGGAGTCTATTAGACAGAGTGAGAAACAGACAATGGATAGGGAAAGTCAATCTCAGCAAGCCGAAATTCAAGCAGCTCAGCAAGCACAACAAGCTGCTCAAGAATTTGAACTACTTAAACAAGCTAGAGATCACGCGCACAAAGAAAAACTTGCACAAATCGAAGTCTTTAAATTTCAGCAGGATATCGACATAGACAATAATGGTATTCCCGATCCTCTTGAGGTTGAGAAGTTTTTAAATGATAAAGACCTGAAAGAAAGACAGCTGAAATTAGATGAGAAAAAATTCGAAGCTGAGAAGGACTTTAAGGAAAAAGACCTAAAAATTAAAGCTAAAAAAGCCTCTAAAAGTAACTAGCGGCTATAAGCGCAAACACGAAAGTTGCCAAAAAACTTGACAAATAAATTAAAAAGTAGTAATTTTGTATGAAAGAAGAAGAAGATTTCTTAGCGTTATTAATGAGTCAAGGTACGGAGACTCCTCCACCCGATTCAGAAGAATTTAAAGAGGAAGAAGACTCCCCAGAAACTCCTAATTTAGACACGTCTGAAGCAGAAGAATCGGAAGAGCAAGAAGCTGTAGAAGTTGATCCTCAACTACAAGCTTATGTTGAATTTCTAAAAGAAAATGATCTGGTAGAACTCCCAGAAGACTTTACTCCTAGTCCAGATAATTTACAAGAGGTATTCGAATATACTAAAGAAGTTAGGACTAAAAAGGCCTATGAAGACATATTAAATAGTCTTCCAGAAGACTTCAAACCAGCTCTTGAATATGTAAGAAATGGGGGAACATCTGTTAAAGAATTTCTTCAGACTTATTCAGATAATCCATTAGATACTCTAGACTTGGAAACTGCCGAAGGCCAGAAGAAAGTTGTTTTTCTAGCCCTAAAAGAAACGTCTAATTATCCAGACGAAAAAATAAATAAAATAGTTTCACGCATCGCAGAAGATGCGGATGAGCTAGCGGCAGAAGCGTCCGAGTCCTTTAGAGAATTGGATCAACTTTATGCTGATAGAAAACAGCAATTGATTCAGCAAGCTAAGGAACAACAAGAAGCCCAAAGGCTTTCTGCGGAACAGAAAACACAAGAGCTCTACACCGCAATAGAGTCCTCAACGTCAATCCATCCACAAAGGAGAAACAAGGTAAAATCTTTTTTCTTTGATCCTATCAAAACACCAAATGGTGTGTCGACAGGTTTTAATAACACTATTAATTCAATACTTACTAACCCAGAGCATCAAGCTCAGCTAGCAGATATTCTATTAGAATATGACCCAAACGCAGGTTTCTCACTAGAGCGCCTGGAAAAGAAAATTCAGACAAAAGCTACCAAACAATTCCAAGCGGCTTTGTCTAAAACACTTGATCCGAAGCAAGCGCAAAAATCAAGCGTGAAGAGTTCTCCAACGACAAAAGAATTGGATTGGAGAACATTATAACTTTATAACTACTTATGGCTAATCCTCAATCTTCCTTAATCATTAAACAATGGGATTCTTTCGGAGGTAACTTCATTGATTCCGACTATCTGGCAGCTGCCTACGAAACAGGCAAGCCACACTACCTTCCAGGAGCTCTGATGAAAATCTACTCTTCTGGTTCTCAGTTTTTCAAAGTTAAGCCTTTCCTCAATATGGTTGGCGCCGGTGTTAACGGCGGCACTGAAGTGGAAAGCGAAATCGTTCGTTGGAGATTACAAGGTGCAGAATACCGCTGCGCTCGCGTAATTGAAAACATTGAACCTTCCAACACAACCCCAGGTTTGAATAACACGAAATTCCGTGTAAAATTAGACCTTGATTACTACGCTTACCCAGATGTATTATCTCCAGAAGATAATGACTACAACCTTCAAGTTGTTGAGAAAATGTCTGATGGTACCGGAACTATCTATACACTCGTAATTCTCACAGACGATCCTACTAAATTCTTGGATCCAATTTACCTCCAAGCCGGTAGAGAGTTCTCTAAAGTTTCCACAGCTACTCCTAGCGAAGCTAACGGTTGGTTCGGTACTCAACAGTATCCTAACATCTTCGAACTTGAAAGCCAAATAGGTGCTTTCGCTCAAGAGATCTCTGTTACCGATAAAGCTTGGCGTCAACAAGGTCGTTTGGCCTTTAACTTCCTTTCTACAGACTCAAATGGTAAAACTTCTACAGTCTCTAAGTTCCTGCCTTACGCAGAAGCAATGATGGTTGATGAGCTTTACAAATCTATGGAGTGGGCTTTGGTTTATGGCGAAAAATCTACTCGCCCAGGCCCAGATGGTTACTGGCAAAAAACCGGCGCAGGTGTTCGTCAACAATTGAAAGATTCTTGGATTCAGTACCTCAACGGTCCTATCACAGTAAATCTTCTTCAAGACTTCCTCTTGAATATTTTCTTCGGTCGTACTGATGAAGCCCAAAGAGGCATCACCCTTATGACCGGTCAATTGGGCGCCCTTCTGTTCCACAATGCTCTTGCAGCAGTAGCTAACGGTTTCTTGACAGTAGATTCGCACTACATCCGCCCTGAATCTAACCCTAACTCTGGTACTCCAGGTCTGGCTTACGGCGCTCAATTTGTTCGTTACACAGGTCCTCTGGGTATAGATATTAAACTGGTTCACCAGCCTCTGTATGACTCCCTTCAGTACAACAAGCGTATGCACCCTCAGTACCCTAACATGCCTATCGACTCTGCGCGTATGACGTTCCTGAACATCGAAGGTCGTGGTGTTGAATCAGCAACAGGTTTGGGTAAGAACATTGAACTGCTTAAAGTAAAAGATACTTTCCGTTACTTCTACGTTCCAGGTTCTATCACTCCTATGGGCCCAATCGCTAACAAAGGTATGGCTGTAAGTGCAAAAGCAGGTTACACTGTAGCAATTGAAGGTACTATGGGCGCAATCATTCGTGATGTAACGTCATGCGGTGAGCTGATAACTGACTACGATAACTAATGAATTTAGAAACGCAACTTGGAATTAAGTTGTCGGTTCTAGTAGCTGGGTTGGTTGGAGGCATCGTATCCTTAACATATGAAACAAAACTCTCTTTTACGAGGGCGTTGCTTCTTATTGTTGGAGGTGCCTCTACCGCGGCTTACCTACATCCTTTTGCAGAACACTATCTTAACATGGATAGTAAATTCTCAGCAGGTATAGGTTTTGTATTAGGACTCGTTTCTATGAAAGTTATTAATTTTCTAATAGCAAACACTGAACTTATATTAGACAAATACTTTAAAATTGATGGAACTCCTAGAGATAATAAATCCAATAGCAGTAGCGATTAGTACTGTAAGTACAGTATACCTACTTCAAGAAAAATTTATGAGCTCCGGGCATGTTCTTAATTTAAGTAAAACTGATACTACTGTATTAAGAAGTTTAGTTTCCATTACAAACGCTATACAACTAACTAGTTTACTGGTTCCGCCAACATGGCCGATGACTCTTTTAAACACAGTGTTAGCACTATTAAAAATATTTATAGTAAGAAAATTCTAAATTCGTAACCTAAGTGGTTACGGACTTTTTGTTTAATGCAAATAAAAGGAAAAATTATGTCAAAATTAGTATTTATAACATCTATTCCTAGAGCTACTGCTTCTGGAATATCAGATTGAGTTTCTTCCGCTTCTGGAATGAAAATGAAAAAAACAAAGGTAGGAAGAAGTGTAGATTTCTTAGTGGCTTTACCATCTCAAAAAGTAGGTGGCCTAGCTAACTACATATCCTATAACTATGTTGTTGACCCCGCAACGGGACTGACTGAAAAAGACGAGAGAGGTGAACCTATTCTCTTACAAACATATTTGGAAAAAAAGTGGGGAAAACCCGCTGGTTTTTTCTCAAATAGACTCGTAGAACCTAATTATAAAGGTGATGGTAGGGACTTAGGTTACTACTACAATAAAAGTTGGGCGCTACAGGACGGCACAACCGTTTTAGATCTAAATAAGATGGATGACGAAATAGGTTATTACGTCATGCTTGCTTCTTCTAAAGTAGCAAATTCTGAGAGAGAGTGGAGAGAACATAAGTGACCTAAAGCAACTCATTACATTGCCTTAGAAAACGAATCTGATCAAATTAAATACACACGCACAAAAGCTAAAGCTAGAGCGATTGCTTCTCTGGAAGATCCAGCAGTTACTGAAAGCGCAAAACAGAAAATGATTGCGTTATTAGATATTGCTTCCCCGGAAACAAAGATGTCCACAGAACAAATACACAACCTACTTTTCGAATATATTGACGCTAGTTCTAGCATTAATAATAACATCGAAAAGTTTTTGAACTTTGTAAGTATGCTTAAAACAGCAGATGGAAAAGTTAAACTAGAAGTTATGTATATGTTAAAGCAAGCTGTTAGTTTAAGGATAGTCTATTCTAAACAAGACACATGGACTTGGATTAGAGAATCAGGCGCCACTTTAGTAATAGGAGAAAAGTATTCAGAAGCTATTGACTTCTTACTTAATCCTAAAAAGCGTGAAGAATTTGACGAGTTGAAAAATCAAATTAAAAACAAACAGCGCTAATGACTGTACAGGAATTACACTATCAATTTAAATTTAATTTAGATAGAGTAGATTCTTTGGCAAATCCCGATTTTTGACCTAATGAAATTGATTTCTTCTTAAACGAAGCACAATTGATTTTTGTTAAACAAAGAATGGGGACAAATAACACTAAAAGATCAGGTTTCGAAACTCTACAAAAAAGAATAGACGACTTAGGTAATTTAGTGGTAAAGTACCCATATCAACCGCTAATAGTTCCTACAGAAGTATCCGCAGGAGTCTATGAAGTGGATTTAACCCAAACGGTCTTACCTTATCTTTTTTTAGTAAATGCTTACGCGGTTGTGCAGCCCGCGGAAGATTGTGAATTACACACCCCTTTAAAATTTGTACAACACGACGATATAAACGAAACTTTAAGAGACCCCTTTGTAAAAAAGAACAAAGAGTACATCCCTTATAATTTTGGTAGGAACTCTACCAATTCTGGAACATCGTTATATATCTACACTAGTAAAAATATCACTGGCGTCGCTTTAGAATATGTAAAATATCCCGCTAGAGTTTCTCTAGGGACTTACCCGTATATAAATGGTGTAACGTACCCACAAAATACTCTAGAGACAGCGGAACATACGCACAGAGAAATAGTAGATCTAGCTTGTCAATTAGCTGCGCAGAATACACAAAATCCTGAATACATACAGATTAGAAATCAAAAACTTCTAATCAACGAATAACCTTATAAAAAATGATTCCGACAAAATCACAAAAACGCGGAGTGGAAAATTTCGTTGTTGCAAAAACAACTTCTACAACCATTCCTGTAACCGGTACTCTGGTTGATTCCTCTACCGGTAATGTAAACCTTGCTGACGGCCAATTAGGTATCGTAGCAGCTTCTTCTTTTGGCTCTGTAGCCCTTAACTCCTTCATGGATGCTACTCCAACCTTGGCTGAAAACGCTGTCATCGCTATCTATCAAGGAACTTCCGCTTCCGCAAACGTAGTCGGGTCCACTGCTCAATATCCGCTGTGGGTTCGGTCGTTTGCTAAAACCCACGATATTGATGGGCGTAATAATAACATTCTCGTAACTAAGCAAGCTTTCCGCCTTGCTGCACACAATACTTGGGTTGTAGGGGTTCCTTCCTCTTCTTCCACCGGTGCCATTAATGTTCTTGATGAGACTGAATACCGTTTGAACATCGGTTTCCGCTCACGGAGATTTGATATTATGATGGGCACCCAAGTACAATCAGCAAACCTTCCTATCTCTGTAGTAAGTCCAGATTTCACAGCTCTCGCAGCTACTTATCCGCTTCCTATCGACTGGATCGTAACTAAGTTTGGTTATGAAATTAACCGTAACTCTTCCGCTTTCTTGGCGTATAACCGTTACAGAGGCTCTTCTCCAGTTGTTGCTCTGGCTGTAGGTATCGCTAACTCAGGTCCTTCTGGAGCTGCCGCAGGTACTGCCATCTCTGGCCTCACTGCTGGATCTACATTGGCTATTTTCAACTATAAAGGTGTAGTTCGCTCTATCACCCTAACTGCTGAAAATCTTGCTTCCATTAATGCCGCTGCTACAGCTTCTGGTTTCACGCACGTATTCACTATTGATACGGCTAATGCAGGTACTGCTACCGGTGGTACAGCTACAGGTCTCTTTATCATGGCCTTAGACCACAACACATCCTTCGTGGATCGTATCCCAGAAGTTAAAGTAAACTTACAAGTAGCTCTTCCTTCAGGTTTTGATTACGAAACTGTTTCTAATGTTGAAGCCGTTAGACCTGACGAAGGCCAAGGTTATGGTAGAGTTTTAGATCTTTGGTACCAATCTACCCAGGGTCAAAGACTGTACGCTCAAAGACACACTGAAGATCCAGTTATTAATTTCCCTTCTCCAGTAGATGCTGCGCAGAACTACGTAACTTACGTTATTCAACACGGTACTGTAGATAATCCTGATATCCATTCTCTAGTGTATTCACCGAAGAGAGATATCATTTTAATTCCTAGATACTCTTCTGGTACTACAGCACACCCTTCAATTGCTTTGTTGGATACCGCTTTAAACTCCTGGTTACCAACTACAGGTAATGCAGCTATTTTAAATTTAGTATAAATATTAAAGGGGGATCAGGGTTACACCTTATCCCCTTTTTCTTTTTCTAAAACTCTACTATGTTTACAGACAATATAGTTTCTACTCCTTTGTTAAAAATAACTACCCCATTAGCAAAGGTTTTTCACGATAACACTTTATTTGGGGATGGTACTCAGGGAAAACCCCTTAAAGTTTTGCCTAGTGCCTTTAACATCTACTCAGGTGTCGGCTCTCCTCAGAGTGTAGTAACCGCTCCAATAGGCTCTCTGTATTTAAGAACTGACGGAGGAACAAACACCACGTTATATATAAAAGAATCAGGAACGGGTAATACTGGTTGAGTAGCAAAATAAACTGACTAATGGCACAATTAACTATTGATAAAATAAAGGACTTAGACATTCCTATAAATGTGTCTAGGAAGAAAAATAATCTTCTTCCTGCCTCGCGAAGTGTTGTGCTGTACAATGATTCCGTCAACTTATACGACGCCATTAAGTTGGTTTCTACTGATCTTATTACTTCTATAGTAACAACTCCAACCGAAGAACAAATTCAAGATGTTGTTGGATCAATGTTTGTGGATTCTTCTACTATAAATTTTACTTATGATGACGCTCTTAATACAATAACTGCGGTCACTATACCAACAGCAATAGACCACGATCTACTGTTAAACTTCGTAGCTAACGAACACATAGACCACACCTCAGTGTCAATACTGTCAGGTACCGGGTTAACTGGAGGAGGTAATCTAACAACCACTAGAACACTAAGTTTAGCAAATACTACTGTAGTGCCAGATAGTTATGGCAGTGCCTCAGCAGTAGCCAGCTTTACCGTTGATTCACAAGGCAGACTAACTGCTGCCGCAGACATCCCAATTATAATAGAGCCTGCGCAAGTTAATGATTTAACAGAGTACATACAGGACGCCTTGTCCTCAACTCTGGTCGCAGGATCTAATATAAGTCTTTCTTATAACGATGTCTCTAATTCTTTAACTATAAACTCGACGTCTACCCCTTACTCGGATGAGATGGCACAAGACGCAGTAGGAGCAGCATTACAGGACACGTCCACTATAAATTTTACATACAACGATGCCTCCAATATAATTACTGCGGACATTATTATAGGTGCTATAGATCATGATTTACTACTTAATTTCGTAAGTAACGAGCACATAGATCACTCAACAGTTTCTATAATAGCTGGTACAGGATTAAACGGAGGAGGAAATTTAACCGCTTCTAGAACTTTAAACATAACAGATACGGGTGTTGTCGCAGCTTCTTATGGAGATGCTTCTACCATTTCCACTTTTACGGTAAATGCTCAGGGACAATTAACTGCGGCTTCATCTGCTCCAGTTTTAATTGGCGCAAACCAAGTATCTAACTTCTCAGAAGCTGTCGATGACAGAGTAGCTGCGTTGTTGGTTGCGGGAACAAACATAACCTTAACTTATAACGATGCTTCTAATACTCTTACTATTGCTGCTCCTAGCAGTGGCGGCGGGTCAGTTGGCGGGACAGGGTCCGCATACCAAGTAGCGCACTGGTCCTCCTCTTCTAATATAGCTGGGGACGCTAATTTCTTATGGGACGGAACAAGTTTGGCTGTAAACCAAAACTCTATCCCTCTTAATTCTATTTTAAGCACTACTGGTACCACGACTTCCTTTTTATTTAGTGGGTACACTCACCACGATTCAACAGGGACCCCAGTATTTAGGGTGGCTGACGACGGCTCCATTCACATGGGCGCCGGGCTAGATCCACTCGTAGCTTCGGACGCAGGATTAAGTAAGGAAAGTGGATTCACTCTTCAATCTAGTACTGGTAACATTCACTTATATCCTCAGACAGCTGGGGCATTTGTTTATGTTCAGTCTGCAATGGCGATTAATACTGCTACAATAGGTTCAGATAAGTTTAGGGTAGAGGGGCAAACTAGAATAAATCTAGGTTCGGATGCTACAGGGGACTTATTAGTTAGAGGCCCTAGTGGCAATTTAGTGCGCCTTCCTGTAGGTTCTTCTTCAGAAGTATTGGGAGTAGTCTCAGGCACACCTGCTTGAGTAACTGTTTCTGGGTCTCTTCCCGGGGGTTCTGCTGGAACATTTGCAATACATGATGGAACAGGATGGGCAGCAGCCTCTAGAAGCACAGAGAATCAAACAGGAATAACAGGCACAGCAGTTACGTTAGCAGTAACGCCTTTAAGTTACGCTCCCTTCGATTTATATAGAAATGGAGTATATCAAATTATAACGGAAGATTACACTAGAAGCGGAAGTTCCCTAACGATGGTAAACGCTCTTACTAGTACGGATAGAATTACCGCAATTTATTACATATAACAATGGCAACTACAAAAGTTAAACTTAATCAGTTAGAGCTATCAACTACTCCGGGGTCGCTATTAACCTCAAACGCTTCTAACATTCCTTCTTTCTTAGCTCCCGCTACAGGAACTAATCACATAGCCTACTACAAAGATAGTGTAACCGGCTGGGTCAATCTAGCTATAGGCACGAATCTTTCTATTGATACAGGTACTAACACTCTTAATGCTTCAGCAGGAGCAGGTGGATACGCAACTATCCAAGAGGAAGGAAGTACTGTTGGATCAGGAAATACTACAATCAACTTCATTGGCTCAGGTATCACGGCAGCAAATGCTGGTGGTGGTGTAACTTCTATTACGCTTGACGCTACACTTAATGCTTTAGCCTCTTACAATACAAATGGATTTTTAGTTCAAACTTCTGCTGATACATTTACTGGAAGATCTTTAGTTGCACCTGCTGCTGGTTTTACAATAACCAACAATGATGCGGTTTCAGGTAATCCTACCTTTGTGCTAGCTAATGATTTAGCCGCTTTAGAAGCATTGGCATCTACAGGTATTGCAGTTAGAACTGGTTCAGATACATGGGCACAGCGCACAATTACGGGCACCGCAAATAGAATTGTTGTCACTAATGGTGATGGTGTTTCTGGTAATCCTACATTAGATGTAGGTACAAACATTGCAGTTTTAAATGAAAACGAAACTGTCTCTGCTTCTTGGACATTCTCCAACAATATCACACTTAATGGAACTCCTTCGGCAGGTACTGATGTTACCAACGTAACATTCGTTAATACTGCAATCGCTAATGCTATAGCAGGGCTTCGTAAAGGTTCTGTAAGAGCAGCTACAACTACTGCGGGTACTCTTGGTACAAGTTTTGCTAACGGTCAAGTTATTGATGGGGTAACACTTGCGACAGGTAACTTAATTTTGATTAAGAATCAATCTTCTGCTGCCGAAAATGGTGTTTATACTGTTAATGCTTCAGGCGCTCCTACTCGTGCAACGTGGATGGATGCGGCAAGTGAAATTGATGGTGTTTATGTAGCAGTTGAAGACGGTACTACTTTAGCAGGTACTCTTTGGATAACTGTTTCAGAAGTAACTACTTTAGGTACTGATCCAATTACATTTACTCAGATTCAAACATCTGGTACAATTGATGGTTCTGGTGCAACAAATAAAGTTGCGTTTTGGTCAGATGCAGATACACTTACGTCTGATACAAACTTTCATTACGCTTCAAATCAACTTGCGATTGGTGTTTCAGCTCCAGTTACTAATACGGTAATAACAACAAGAGGGTTTACCGTAGGAAGTACCTCTAATTACGCATTCCACCACACTAATAGTGCTGGTAGTAGACGTGCTGCAATTTCCGATGCGGGGCAGCTTACTTTAGAAAATTCTATTGCTGATACTGTTATCATTGATCCCAATGGTCTCACTGCGTCAGGCTCATACAATATAAGTATGAACGCAACGGGTTCAAGTTCTGCTTTAACACTGTATTCAGCAGCAGCCGATTTTGATGCCATACTGTTAAAATCGGGAACAAACACTGCCGCAGGAATTCATATAAGCACAGATAGAACTGTTAGTGGTAAAATTTTAACAGTCAGCCCACAGTCCAATTTAACGGCCACTTCAGGAACGTTTACAAACACTGAATTTTTATCTACATTTGCTCCAACTTCAGGGACAGCTACACACGCGGGTGTTAAACTTTCTGAAACAATCAATCAAACGGGCGGTGCAAATGGTATAACAAGGGGTTTGTGGATTTCTCCAACTCTTACAGCAGCAGCTGATTACAGAGGTTTAGAAATCACTTCGAGTGCTTCTCACTATGCTTTATACTCTACTGCGGGTAAAGTTAGATTTGATTTAGGATCAGATGCAAACTGGGATTTACCAGTGCGTAGTGCTACAGGGGAACTTACTAGAATTGCTAATGGTACAACTGGACAAGTATTAACTGCTACTACGGGATCTGCCCCTTCTTGGCAATCAGTTTCTGCTGGTACATTTACTGTAGGTTATGTTACTGGAACAGGAACGGATACTTATGATTTAGATGCGGGTACAGTAGTTAAAGATGTAGATGGCGCAGGATTTTCTTTCACTGTTCCAGCAGATCTTAACAAGACCATTATCTATCGTAACGGTGTTTTGCTTTCTAGATCTGGTACTGTTACTAGAGATTACACACTTAACTCAGGTACAGGAGTTTTAGTTTTAGCTTCTACTTTGGCTACGGACGAAACACTTACAATTTATAAAATAGTTTAATAATGGCAACAAAGATACAACCTGAACAAATTGCACAAGGTGGCGCACTTGATGGTAACGCTCTTGTCTGGAATACCTCTTTAGATATGTGGATTCCAGATACAGTATCCGGAGCCGGATATGGTACTATTCAAGAAGAAGGTACCCCTTTAACACCAAGAAACGTTTTAAATTTTGTAGGTTCAGGGTTTACTGCTGCTGACGACACTACTAGAACTAATGTTACTTTAAATACTTTTTTAAATACATTAGCTACAAGTGGATCTGTCAGTTTAACGGCACATGTATCGGGGCTTTTACCATTTGCAAATATAGCAGACTTAGGCGCTTTATCCGTATTGGGTAGAGCGTCTAACTCTTCTGGTGTAATGGCCGCGATAAGTGCCAGTACAGATAACCAAGTGTTACGTAGATCTGGAACTTCTATAGGATTTGGTAGTATAAATTTGGCTTCAGCCGACGCAGTTACAGGCGATCTACCGTTCTCTAATATTGCTCAAATAGCAACAGATAGATTATTAGGTAGAGATACTGCTGGTACTGGAGATATTGAATCGTTAACTGTTGGTGGAGGTATAGAATTTACTGGCACTGGTGGAATTCAAACATCCGCCTTTACTGGGGATGCTACAAAAACAGCAGGAGGTACAGCTCTTACATTAGCAACAGTTAACTCAAATGTTGGTTCATTTGGCTCAGCTACTCAAGTAGCTACATTTACTGTTAATGGTAAGGGTTTGATTACAGCCGCTTCAAACACAACTATTTCAATTCCTTCTACACAAGTATCTGATTTTACAGAAGCTGTACAAGATGTTATTGGAGGTATATCTGTAGATTCTAATACTTTAGATTGGACATATAATGATCCATCTAATCAACTTACAGCAGAAGTAAAAACTCAAATGAGTTTAACTTCAGATGCTTCTGGTATTAAATTATCTGGTGATTCAGCTTCTCCAGGTAACTCTCAATACTATGGAACTAATGGTTCTGGTGTAAAAGGTTATTACGCTTTACCCGGAGGTGGAGGTACGCCCGGAGGCTCCAATACTCAATTGCAGTATAATAACTCTGGAGTATTTGGAGGAATAACTGGAGCTACTACAGATGGTACATCAGTCACTTTAAATTCACCTAAATTAACTGGATCAGGTGGTGGCAATATAACACTTAGTTATACACCAGCTGCTAATAGAACGTATTCTTTACCGGACGTAGGAGCAGATGCCATATTTGTATTATCAGAAGGCGCTCAAACTATTGCGGGAGTTAAATCATTTAGTTCTAACATTCTTGCTTTAGGCGGCATCAGCACTGATACCACAGCTACTAACTCAAATCTAACAGCTTCTACAACGACAGCAGTTAGTACGGCAAACTCTCAGCACCAAATAGGTGGGGCAACTACAACGTTTTATAGAACTGCTGTAAGAGGTAGTACAAATACTACTTTAACTGCTGGCACTTCTTATGCGTCTTTATTGCTTGGTGAAAACTTAATCACAGAAGCTACTTCTGGAACACACCCTTTAATAGCTAACGTAGCTATTAGACGGGTTAATATAACTAATGGAACAGCTGCAACAACAGATGCTGCGACATTATATATTGAAAGTGCGCCAGCAGGAACAGCTTCTCCTACAAATAGTTACGCATTGTTTGTAGATGCTGGTTTATCTAGATTTGATGGAAACGTTCAAATAGGATCTTACACTTTGCCTACAGCAGATGGTGGTTCTAACCAAGTATTAACTACGAATGGTTCTGGGGTTGTTTCATGGGCTACTCCTTCTGGTGGAGGTTCCTCTTCTGGTGCAACAGGTTCTATTCAGTTTTCTAATGGTTCCGGTGGATTTTCATCTGACACATCTAATCTGTTCTGGGATGATACTAATAATATGTTAGAGATTGCAGGTAATACTGGATCAAATTATGGTATCTTAATGACTGGTACTGGCTACGGTATTTCCATTGCTCCTCCCGGAACACAGACTGGTGCATTAAATGCTGTTAATGTTGTGGGAGATTATACAGGATTAATTACTAACAATATTACCAACACTAATACGACTACTGGCGGTGCAAAATTACAGTTAAGTGTGGCCACCAGTTCTACTGGAGATCCTTATGTTGCTATGACAGTGGGGGATCAGAACTATGTTTTTGGTATTGATAACTCGGATGCAAACAATATATTTGTAATAGGTCAAGGAACGTCTCCTTCAGGTATCACAACTCCAAATTTTGCTTTAAACGGATTCTTAACAGGTGTTGGCGGAGTAACTAATCCTACTTCTAAATTACACTTACCAGCAGGTACTGCAACAGCAAATACTTCTCCACTTAAATTTACTTCAGGTACAGCATTAACTACTCCTGAAGATGGTGCCGTAGAGTATCACGGCTCACACTTGTATTTTACAATTGGCTCTACGAGGTATCAGTTAGATCAGCAATCAGGAGGTTCTACTTCTTGGGCAGATTTAACCTCTGGTACTCAAACCGGTAGTTTAACTGCCACACTAGCAACTAATGAAACTTTTGCTATGAACTACGCTGGCGGTAATTTTGCTTTTTATGCAGATGATGCCACTTCTACTTTTAAAGCATTTAGTAAAGACCAAACGCAATATGTAGAAGTTAATAATACAGATGTAAGAATTGGATCTGGGACATTTAGAATGCAGTATATAGATGGCGTGTTACGCTTGTATGATTCAGATCAAACACACTATGTAGGTATAACCGTTCCTAATACGGGAGCTTTAACGTCAAATCTTAATTTAATTCTACCTAATAACACGGGTAGCTCCAATAATATTTTAAGAACAGATGGTGCGGGAACATTGTCTTGGGTAGATATAACTACATTAGGTGTAGGAGACGTAACTGGACCAGTTTCATCTTCTACTGACGGAATAGTATTATTTAGTGATACTGGAGGTAATAATATTAAACAAGCTACTGGATCAGGTATTGTAACTTCCACCTCTGGTGTGTATGGTACAACGACTGCTCCAGCAGGTGATATTGTTGGAACTACAGATACTCAAACATTAACTAATAAAAGAATAAATCCTAGAGAGACTAAAGTTGCTTCTAATACAACTCCTGCTCCAGATGTATCAACAACCGACATGTACGTTATTACAGCATTGGCTGGAAACTGTACACTAGGGGCACCTACAGGAACTCCGGTTCAAGGTACAAAACTGATTTATAGAATAAAAGATAGTGGTACGGCAAGAACATTAGCGTACAATGCGATTTATAGAGCTATGGGTGTAACATTACCTACTACGACGGTAATCAGTAAAACACTTTACTTAGCATGCATATATAATTTTGATGACACAAAATGGGATATAGTTGCAGTAAACATGGAAGCTTAAACATATGGCAAGAGTAGTAATAACATCAGGATCAACATGGAAATGCCCTATAGGGGTAAGTTCAATAACAGTAGAATGTTATGGTGGAGGTGGTGGCGGCGGCGGAGCTGCTGGTAACCCTTCTGCTGGAGGTGGTGGAGGTGGAGGAGGTTATGCAAAAGCAACAAGAGCCGTCACCCCCGGAACCACTTATAATATACAAATTGGTGCAGGTGGTGCAATTGGGTCATCTACTGGAGGAACGGGTGGAACTGGAGGCTCCACCTGGTTTGATAATTCTAGCTCCATTAACGCAAATGGTGGAGAAGGTGGCCAAGGTGTAGCAACCAACAGTACTTATGGAACAGGAGGTGCTGGTGGTGTTGGAGATGCAGGAACAACCACTTTTACTGGAGGTAATGGAGGTAATGCTACTTCAGGGGGTAATAATGCTGGTGGAGGTTGTGCCGGATCAACCGGAAACGGTGGGAACGGAGGATCTTCAGGCGGAACATCTGGTGGCGGGTTAGCAGGAGCAGGTGGTGGTGTAACGGGATCTAGCGCAGGCGGAAACACTGGAGTTTTTTATGGTGGGGCTGGTTCTGGAGGAAGAACAAATACAGCCACAGATAGAGCTGGAGGTTTAGGTAGAGCTGGCGCCATAGTAATAACTTATAACGGGGGAGGAGATTTCTTCCAAGTAATGTAAAAAATATAAAATGACATTAGATATAACTGAGGATTGCTCCTCAATAGAAATAACGTCCGAGATTCTGTTGGCAAACAATTTAACAAATAAACTGTTTATCACCTATAATGGAAATACTACGGAAATAGAAATGCCTCTAACTATCACTACTTATGAAATAACTCCTGATCAGTTAGACATGGTTACTAAATTTTCAGACGGAGTGTATACATTAAAATTACAATGTACGCTTAGCAGTGGCAGCATTCAAGAAGATCAAAGATGCGCCGTTATGTTATGCACATTTAATTGTTCAGATGAAATGTTCACAATGTATTCAGAGAAAGATTTAGATAAAATTTTAATTTTTCAAGCCCTAAAGATAGGGAAGCAGTGTTCTACTTGCTCTTGTACAAACCTAGAAAACTTATATATAAAACTAACTGAAAATGACTCTAACTCTTGCGGAACTTGCTGCTGCTCAATGTAACTTTATAGATAAAGTTATTTTTTACTTAGATTGTAAAAAATATTCTGTTGAGTGTTGTAGGGAAGAGGCTTTATCAGCTTTAATTTTACTGGAAAGCGTAAGTAATGATTGCGATATTTCATATGAAACCATTTGTGCAATTAGAAATTTACCAGATCTAGAAATTACTTGTTCAGGAACTCCTACATGTGCCGATCTTGCTTCTTTGAGTACTAGGAAATCTTACTCTGGAGGCGAGTTTAGAAAGAGTTTTGAGAACGATTTTAACCAAACTGCGTACCCCGCTGTAATACTTACTCCGGATTCTATAGCCCAACCCGCTGAAGGTGTAGTGGTAATTACAGATTCTTACGGTAATGTTTCCACTTCTTACCCAGTGTCGACAGGGGATTATTTTGATGGAGTAACTGTTTTCTCCGGAGATGAATACCATCCTTCCGCAGATATAAGATTCCTAACAGGACCAATAGTGGGTACAGCTACTGGATACTTTAAATCTATTAGGTTAGGCAGAAGAGCTGTTGATGGTACTCTTTCCTTTACGGACGTAGACATTTCTCCTTCTAATATATGGGTATGCGGTACATGCACGGCGGTAAGTTCGGCAGATTTATACTTTAACTCCCCAAATTTAAAAACAGCGCTTAAGAATCAAATAATAAACGCAATTAAAGCAACAGATCACCAAGCTTATATAGATTTGGATATAATAGAAACATGGCTTCCAGGAGGAATTCCAGGGCTGACATTTAGTACAAAAGTAAAACACCAGCCCTCTACTATATGGTGGGGATTATCTCCTGTTAATATGCAATTTAATTACTATCTAGATTCACATTATCCAAATGTAACACTTACAAAAATAAACAATGGCTTGGCTAGTGCCGTGCATGCTAACGCCGGTAGAATGTATAATGTTACTCCTTTTGTAACGGGATGCGGATCTAGTAATATAACAGTAAGTTCGTCTACAATAGTTCCACAACTATCTGAAGTTACTACTTTTTATAACATAGTTCTTAACACACCTGTTACAAAAACAGGATCAGGTAATTTACCTATAGAACCTGTGGGAACTATAAATAACTGCACAAGTGTAACACTAGGTGCTTCTGTAGATAGTTTAGTACCCTACACATTTACTTGAAAAAATCCATCTGATACCACTATAAGTACTAGTTTAACTACTACCTTAACAAATCCAGTATCAGGTAATTATAAAGCAACAATAACTTTTTCAAATGGGGATTGTTCCCTAACTTCAAAGTTACTTATTTAAATACGCCCGGGGACGCTGAAAGGCTCTCCGGGTTTTTTATTACTATGAAAATAACTATTGTTAGACCTGAGATTCAAGATTTAGATTATACCATATCTAAACTTTATATTAATAACGAACATTTCTGCGACATAATGGAGGATAGGGATAGAAGTCTTTTTTCAAACGACTTAAAAACCATTAAAGCTCTAAAGGTAAAGCATAAAACAGCAATACCCTATGGTGTTTATGAAGTTGTTCTTTCTTATTCTGAAAGATTCAAAAAGTTCTTACCTTTACTTATAAACGTTCCCGGATTCTTAGGAATAAGAATACATGCAGGAAACACCGAAGTAGATTCAAGCGGATGTTTACTACCTGGAATATCAGATGGAAGAAGCGTAAAAAAGTCTATTGCCACTACTAGTAAATTGATAAAAGTCATAGAATCTACCCTTAAAAAAGAGAAGGTGTTTATAGAAATTGTACCTAGTATCAAAGATAATCATTTATTTAAGCAAGCACTAACCTTTATTTAGTAACTTTACTACATGACCCTACTAGAACACACATACGCCATAAGGAACCTCTTAACGAAGGGTTCAGCGTCAAAAGATACGCAATATTCTTTGGAGTTAATAGCTCACTTTTTAAATATATCAAGGGCACTTCTCACAGAGCAAAAAGCAGATAGGTATAGACACATATCCGAACAAAGTTTTCAATCTTTATGTATACCATTAGAAAAAGGTACACTACATAACTGTTGCGACTACCCAGCAGCGGGGTGCACTTTAATGAAATCAGTTACAAAACTTCCCAAATTTCTAACTACTAGATGAGGAGATTTTTCAAAAGTTACTACGCTTTCTGGGGAGATAATTTCTAAGTCTTCCTTGTCTATGAATAAATTATCTAAATACAGCATAACAAATAAAGATCCAAAACCAGGGTGGTTTATACACGATGGATATTTATATGTTATGAATAATCTATTTTTAGAAGTAGTATTACTAAGTTCTTTATTTGATAATCCTTCTGAGATAGAACAACTAAATTGTAAAGAAAATACAAGCAACACTACTTGTTCTGAAATATTCGATATGGAGTACCCTATAGATCCAGATCTTATAGAGGGAGCTTATAAGAAGGTGTTAGACTTATTTAGATTCAGTGCAGCGCTTCCACCTAAAGATCAAGAAAATAATGCCAAAGACGACCAAGTATCTAGCTAACTGACAAACCTTATACAATAGTTATGAGGATAAGCCACAAATATCAAAAAATGATTTTAAAAATATCCTTAGATTATTTAATAGTCTATTAGCTTCTGAAATTTCAGAAGGTAAAGTTTTTAAATTACCTCACGGTTGTGGAATGTTTGGTATTGTAAAATACAAAGTGGATACTAAAACAAAAGATTATGTTTATTTAAAACAAACAGGAATATCTGTAAGACTGAATAATTTACATTCGGATGGATATAGGACTAGATCGGCTTGAGTAAGAAATAATCCACCCTTAGTTTTTAAAGTGGCGTTTAAATTTAGACTTTGTAGAAGTGTTGCCAGAAATTTAGCTAGATTAATAAAGGAAGAAAATTACATATACAAATATAGAGACTTGAATGAAAAGTATTTCAATTAAAGCTGTTCTAGCAGACCTTTCTCTAGTTATAGATGATAGATACTGAAACGAAGCTGTTATGCTAGAGCACGCGGCTAAAGGGTTTCTACAGATGAATCTAGAGAATAAGTTAGAACAAAAGACATCTACTATAGATGTTACAGAGCACAAAGGAACTGTTCCCGAAGATTTAAAGTTTATAACCCAAATAGCAGCAGAAAAAGATGGAGTTTACTCCTTAATGCGGGCTAGTACAAATCCTTTTATGACGAGTATTTGTTCTAATAATATTCTATCCCCCTGCCCTAAATGTCAATATGAATTTACTATCTCTCCTTCAGGTGTTCTAACTACCAATTTACACACAGGTAAATTAACCATAGCTTACTTAGCTTATCCTGTAGACGAAGAAGGGCAATTGCTAATCCCTAACGATGAGACTATAAAAGAAGCTTTAACACATTACGTGCTTTATAAGTACTGGTTAACTAAGGATATGATGAAGGAAGAAGGAGCTAGTCAGAGAATGAGTTTTCATTTGAGCATGTGGTCCACACTTTCTAAAAAGGCTTTAAACGCTAATTTACCTGATGTTTCGGTTTTAGAAAACATTAAAAATAACCACAACAGCTTGGTTCCAAACAGTAGAAAATTCGATCAGTTGTTTACTACATTAGGCCAAGGAGAAAATCTAAAATTCTAAAATATGCCTATAACAAATACCTTTACCAAGGGCATGAACACAGATATCCATCCCATATATCAAGAGGATGGTACATACAGATTTGCTCTAAATGCCCTACTAGAGACTACGTTTGGGGATACCCCATCTATATCTAATGAAGGAGGCAACACTTCGTGCTCTATTAATTTTCCTAGTTCTAAGAAAATAATAGGATCTGCTGTTACGGAGAACGAAGATTTTATTCTGTTTCTGTACGACCCTGAAGGACAACACGAGATAGGTAGATTTTCCCCCGTGAATTGCACCTACACTTCATTACTGGTGGCGGAATGTTTAAATTTCTCGGATAAACATCCCATAAACGTACTATATAGAATTAGAAATGGTTGTGAACCTCATGTGTATTTTACAGACGACTACAATCCATATAGAGTTCTCAATCTAAATGATTTAGAACAATATAAAATTGACGGCGCCTATTTCTGCCCTAAAATGGATTTCTCTAGAGACTACTTCCATCCTTGCTTATCCTTATACCAAGGTGTAGCTAATACTGGTATTCTTGAAAATGCGGGAGGTAAGCTGGATATAGGGGTGTACTATTTTGCAGTACGCTTTCTAGATAAATACCAGAATCCTACTAAATGGACTATATATAGTAGACCTGTAGCTATCGGAGATGAGCCCTATAGTTATACACAAGATAATTCTACAGTAACCTCTTACGACGGTGGATCAAACGATCCTAATTCAGAATACTATGTTAATAAAACAAACAAAGCCATATCCTTAATAGTAAACGGTGAAGCTGATTTGTTTGACTATTATCAAGTAGCTATAATAAAGAGAACAACTGATGCAGGGGATATTAGTGGAGTAGACATAACCCATCCTCTTCCTTGGACGGGGGCCAGCACACCCTTTATTTATAAAGGTACTGAAGATCAGATACTAAACTCTATCTCTTTAGAGGAATTACTGGCGGAAAATGTTAAGATAAGAAAAGTAGTGGCGCAGGCTTCTGAAAACAATAGACTGTATCTAGCGAACACAAAAGGAAACTATCGTGACTACACTAAATTCCAACAGTACGCATCTAAAATAAAAACAGAGTGGGTTAAAACTCAGGTTAGTGACGATAAATCTTCTAGAGTTAGACAAGGAATATATTACTTCCAAGAAGGCTCCCTAATGGAAGACGAGGTTTACCCTTTTGGTATAGTATACGTTTTCGAAGATGGTTCTGAATCTCCTGTTTTTTATACTATAGGACGACCGGCAGATACTGGAATTCCTGTAAACGGATTCAATCCTTATATAGGAAGCTTAGGTGTTGCTACAGATTTACAACCTTGGGATACAGGGACGGCTACTTACGGGGATACTATAGGGTCTACAAGGAGATGGGCACAAATATCCACAGCCGTTCAGTACGGTAACACTCAAGTAGGGTTAATGGGGTATCATGAATCTGATAATAAGACTTACCCAGATATTGCAACTTGTGAACCTTTGCCAGACGGGTATTGGGGGAGAGATTGGCAGGGGAATGTAATTGTGCCCGGAGTTACTAAAATAAGACACCACAGAATGCCTGGTGCCGAATTAAAAGGGGCAACAGTAGCAGCGTCTAATTTTAGAACCGGCGTTAGATTCTCTAATGTTGAATACCCGCCCGACCAAGGTATTGTAGGGCACTATTTTGTTTATGGGGACAGGACATTTGAAAGAAAGATTTTAGCTAAGGGTGCGTTCATTCCGTTAGAAGTAGTGGGTACTGAACACATTATAGATCCTTCTACGATAGCAGCAAAAAATTATACTACTCCGGCCCCACCTAACACAGGAATAAATGCACACACCTATGCGTTTATAAGCAGTGACCTTCTACTAAAAGAACAGATATATAAAGGGGCTTATGTTAAGTTTGAAAAAATTTACAGGGATCTGAACCAAGAAGCGGATGATGCATCTATTACTCAAATAGCTACAGGTATATATACTTTTGATGAAGATAATAAATATGTGGGTGGATTAGACATCGCCACACAATTCAGATACTTTAGCCTATACACAACTCCAGCAATTGATAATTTGATACACACTTTTAGGACTGATCTGTTTTTACCTAAAAGTTATCCAGGATCACAGGACGGAGAACAAAGTTACGAACCCCTATCTAACGTAACGTTTATCAACAATAGTATAAACACTCCCTATCATATAATTAGACTCAATTCGGGTAAAAATGATATAGAGACTGCCGGGGGACAATGAAGGGGCAAGCTCTACTTCGGCGCCATCTATAAAAACAGAGATGTATTCTCTAATCTTTTTGATGTAAAATTTAAAAGATTTTCTAACTGTGTGTCAACGCCTGGGGAAATAACAACTAGTTACACCTCTTACGGAGGGGATACAGCAGTAGATAGGATTTCTCTAACAGATTTTAACTATGTTCAAATAGGTGTACCAGAAAAAAATGAACCAGGGTCTTTTTCTATGGAAATAGATGCTTATTATTTATCTTTCCCTAGCCAGAGCACCTATCTCAATTATGAATTTAGGCACGGTTCAAAGACCGATAAGCTAAAGCAGTACTTCCAACACGTAAAACCTACTGATGCTCCATTAAATACTTGGTCATTAAATAAGTATGTTCGCAGAAAATTGTATAGTGTGGCAGACAAAGTTTTTGCGGTGTCTCCAGAGGAGTATAATTATAACAACTCTTTTTCTTTTTTAGACGGGTTTACCTACAGTTACCCTATACAATTCAATTACCAGTATTGTAATATTTGTATAGAAGATAATCCATATAGAATTTGGGCGTCTCTAAAGGACGACAACGAATCTACAGTAGACAAGTTTAGGCAAATAAGACCTAATGACTACACAGACAGTGTTGGAGGAGAAACTGGGCCAATAACAGATTTGTTCGTTAATTTTTCAAAGCTGTATGCAACAACAAATA